ACAACAACATAGCCACAAAATTAAATCCAGCCACCCCTTGCGTCACTTTCCAAACCTGCTATATTCCGCCACATGAACAGCTTTGGTGTATAATAAGTGCACTTGTAAGGAGGTTTATATGTTAAAAAGTAGAACTTCAATATTAGGAAGAAAAGTTGGAAGCGCCAAAGTTGTCTCTGTCGCTGAAGTTTTTTCTACTCCAAAGGGAGGACTGGCTTATAAATATAATTTATTGTGCGCTTGTGGACATTCGTTTGTATTGAGTAGGGCTGCTCTGTATTTGCCCGGAGAACACTGCCCAAATTGCTATAAAAAGTCTAAGGTGCCTAGCCTAAGTAATCATCCAATCTTTAAGATTTGGGAGTCTATGGTTCGTAGGTGCTATTCTCCTAGCCACAGCATGTACCACTTATACGGCGGACGTGGGGTTACTATTTGTCCTGAATGGCTAGGCGGCTCTGCCGGCAAAAAGACTAGCGTTGAAGGTTTCTCTACTTTTCTATCTTATATTGGGGAACGACCAAGCCCTCGACACACAATTGATCGAGTAGACAATTCCCGTGGCTATGAGCCGGGCAATGTTAGATGGGCGACTTTTGCTGAGCAGGCGAAGAATAGGCGTAGTACTGTGCTGGTTAGTATGGGCGGAGAAACATACCCATTCGCTACTCTGCTACGCAAATTGAATGTAAATAGTGGACACGCCTATAAAACTATGAAAGCAAAAAGTATTAGTCATCAAGAATTCATTGATGGTATATTGGCTACACATAAGGAGAGCTTATGAGCGTCAGTCTTTTAAACGCAGATCAGCTGCTGCGTGAACTTGCGCTTGCCATAGCTAGGAACCAAGTGGGGGCACAGCGTCCGACCCACGAAGTTATCGCAGGCGAAGGAATCACACCAGCTGAATACCAACTCATCTCGACCAATCCGCAATTTCAGCGGTACGTGGATACGTATTGCAACGACTTGCGCGAATCGGGTTTCTCATTTGCCGCCAAAGCAAAGATTCTTGCTGAGGACTTACTAGCTACAAGCTACCATATGGCAAGGGACCCCGATGTTCCAGCCGCTGTGCGGGCGAAAATCCACGAAAATTTCGTCGAATGGGCCGATTTGAAGCCGAAAAAGGACGTGCAACAGCTTGCCGGACCCGGTTTTTCGATCACAATTAACATCCCCAGCACTGCCGAAAAGGGCCCGGAAACCATCGTTTTTGAGGCTCAAACCCCCGAAAATACCCCCCAAATTGCTCAAAAAACGCCAATTTTGGGCTTTTCCGAGGACGAAAACTATGAATATGCGGGGGAGGACTACTACGAATGAGCCAGAACGGGATCAATTACACCCCACCGAGGTCCCTAGTGGGGTTCTTAACCTCAGAAGCGTTCGTCTCACTCGTCTCGGGGCCAGTCGGAAGCGGCAAATCCTCTGCTGCCATGATGAAAATCGCGTACCACGCGAAGAAAATGAGGAAGGGACGGGATGGAGTCCGTCGTAGCCGTGCAGTGGTGGTGCGAAATACCAATCAGATGCTTACCGATGCGACAATTCCGACCTTTATGACATGGTTTCCGGAAGGTGTGGCGGGCAGTTATGCGCGTACTGACAAAAGATTCTTTCTGCGCTTTGACGATGTCGAGTGCGAAGTCCTCTTTAGGGGGTTGGATGATGCCAATGATGTACGGCGCCTGCTCTCCCTTGAGTGCTCCTTCGGTATTCTCGACGAGTACCGCGAAATTCACCCCGACATATTTAACGCCTTGCAAGGTCGAGTGGGTCGATACCCCTCCGTGGCGAATGGCGGCTGTGTAGACGACAACGGCAAACCCAACCACCACATCTGGGGGGCGACCAACGCCCCGGACGCCGACACGTTCTGGGAAGAGTACATGTCCGAGCCGCCCAGCACCGCCGAGATATTCATGCAACCCAGCGCCTTGTCCGCTGAGTGCGACTGGACGGACAATCTGATCGACGGGTACTACGAGACGCTGGCCGAAGGCAAGACCGAGGACTGGGTGGATGTCTACATCCACAACAAATTTGGTCGATCGCTCTCGGGCACGCCGGTGTATCAGAGGTCGTTCACTGCAGACTTCCACGTAGCCAAAGACCCGCTTAAGGCGATCAACTCGTCCGACTATCCGCTCATCATCGGGATTGACTTTGGCCGCACGCCGGCAGCGGTTTTCAAGCAGCGGGACCCGCGTGGTCGCATACTGACGCTTGCCGAGATTACCTCGGAGAACATGGGCATCGAGACGTTCATCAGAACCAAGCTCACTCCCTTCGTGGCCAACCACTACCCCGGCTTTAACATGGTCTGCGCACCCGACCCTGCAGGGTATGCCAAGCAACAGTTGAACGAGATGACGTTGGTCGATGCGTTGAAAGCCGCTGGATTCAAATGCGTCAAGCCGCCGAGCAACAAACCCGAGCTCAGGATTCAGGCGGTGGAACGCTTGCTCTCTCAGCACTTGGAAGGCAAGGCGATGTATCTGATCGACCCGAGTTGTCAAATGCTTATTAAGGGATTCCGATCGGGCTACAGGTACAAGTTGAAGAAAAACGGTGAGCTCGAAGATTCCCCGGACAAGAACGAGTATTCCCACATCCACGACGCCAACCAGTATGCCGACAGCGTGATCGACATGAACGTGCGCGGGGTGGCGCTCACGCAGGCGAGAAAAGAAGTCAAGCGCGTATCCTACGTGTATACTTGACAACCACTAGCCCGGGTGGTACATAGGGGCATCTTATCGGGGGCGTCATGTCACTGTACTACCCATCCATTACTGAAGACCGGTCAACAGAGCCCTTTGGCTTGCAGGTGGCGCGAAACACCATCCAAGGGCATCGGGTGCTTCACATTTTTGGGTACAACCCAGACGTAGACTCGGGTGCGCAAGAGACTGTGTGGACTTATGGTGGGTTGTATCAGCACGCTCCGAGCCCGACAATAATGACGGTTTCGTCGTCTTCGACAGATGATGCAGCAGCTGGCACTGGGGCTCGCACAATATACATCACTGGTATTAACGGCACTGGCTTGGAAGTAAGTGAGATCGTTACACTGAACGGCCAGACTGCGGTAAACACCACCCACTCATATACCGAGATTAACTACATACAAGTCCTGACCGCTGGTAGCAATGGAGCTAACGCAGGTTCTCTGTATGTGGGCACTGGTACTGTGACTCTGGGTGCTCCGGCTAATGTCTATGGACATGTCATGGCGGGGGAAAACCAGTCGCTGATCGGCCACTGGACAGTGCCAACAGACCACACAGGCTATCTTGTCAAAGGCAGCATAAGTTCTGGCACGCCGGGCAACAACCAGTATGTAACGGGGCGTCTGAAACTGCGCACAAGTGATGGCATCAAACGCACGGCGGCGATCATCACATTCGCGACAGGCACGGTGCCCTTCGACTTTGACTACCCGGTGCAGATTCCCGGGGGAGCTTGCGTTACCGCTGATGTCGAGACGAACAAAACGGACGACAAAGTCAGTAGTTATTTTCAGTTGGTGCTCATCAAAGGTCCTGCTGACCCGAGCCCGACATCACCGAAGGTGTAAAGATGAACGGTTTAGCCCTGATGCCCGTGGCGCGAGTCGCCGACATGGAAGCTGAGACACAGCGTGAAGCGAATGCTCAGAACGCGCAGCCAGTCATACAGGGCTTAGCTGGCCATGTGAACAAACGCTGGCAGGTCGCCCGTCTGGCCAAGCGAGAACTTGAGGAACGCATGTTGAAATGCCTGCGCCGGCGCAATGGGGAGTATGACCCTGAGAAGCTGGCAGAGATACAGGCTCAGGGTGGCTCAGAAATCTTCATTCAACTCACCTCAGTCAAGTGCCGCGCGGCGACTAGTTGGCTTCGTGACACACTGCTAGGCACAGGGGCAGACCGCCCTTGGAGCATCGAGCCAACACCCATCCCAGACCTTCCTCCCAATATCCTAGAAGAATTGAAAGCCAAGATGTCAGCACAGCTGATGTCGGTCTACGCACAGGGCATACAGCCTACACCAGACGAACTTCGTGATGCAGCGCAGGCGATGAAAGACGAAGCCATGCGCGAGTTGAAAGCAGAGTCGCGCAAACGTGTAGACCGTATGGCAGACAAGATGGAAGACCAGCTGATCGAAGGTGGTTTTCACAAAGCATTCAACGAGTTTTTGGATGACATCGTCACGTTTCCCTACGGCGTGATGAAGGGCCCAGTCAAGCGTCGTCGCAAGACTTTGGAGTGGCAGAACAATAAACTCGTGCCGGTAGAAAAGATTCGCAATGAGTGGGAGCGCGTTGATCCATTCATGATCTATTGGGCACCGTGGTCGTGGAACTTGGGTGATGGCTTCATCATTGAGCGACACAAGATGACCCGTGAGGATTTGGAAGCGCTGATCGGAGTTGAGGGCTACAGTGACGCGGCTATTCGCACAGTGCTTGATGAGTTCACGATCGGCAATCTCAAAGAGTGGCTGTGGACTGACTCGGCCAAGGCCACCGCTGAGGGAAAGAACCTCACCTACGCACTGCATACCGAGGATTTGGTTGACGCGCTGCAGTTGTGGGATAACGTCCAAGGCAAGATGTTGATCGACTGGGGCATGGACCCCAAAGAGATTCCTGATCCGCAGTTGTCATACCCATGCGAAGTCTGGCTGATCGGCAACACCGTCATTCGCGCTGTGCTGAACTACGACCCGCTGGGTCGCAAGCCATACTTCCTGACCAGCTATGAGAACCTGCCGGGCTCGGTGGACGGCAAAGGCGTAGCTGACCTGTGCATGGATTCTCAGGACATGGTTAACGGCGCTGGTCGCGCGCTGGCAAACAACATGGGCATCTCATCGGGCCCGCAGGTCGGTGTGAACGTGTCTCGCATACCCGCCGGCGAGGACATAACCAATATGTACCCGTGGAAGGTCTGGCAGTTCCAGAGCAGCGAGTACAACGATGGCTCCCAGCCGATCACGTTCTTCCAACCCAACAGCAACGCACAGGAGTTGATGAGCGTGTTCGAGAAGTTCGCCGCACGCGCGGACGAGGACACCATGATCCCCCGCTACATGACAGGCGAACACGTGGCAGGCGCCGGGCGCACGTCGTCGGGCTTGTCCATGCTGATTTCCAACGCCGGCAAAGGGATCAAACAGGTCATTTCCAACATCGACCAGAACATTCTGATACCGATCGTCGAGCGTCTGTACCAAGACAATCTGCGCTACAGCCAAGACCCGGACTTGGTGGGCGACGTGAACATCATGGCCAAGGGCGCGCAGTCGCTGGTGGTCAAAGAAGCTGAGGCGGTACGCCGCAACGAATTCTTGCAGCTGGTTCTTAACAGCCCAGTGGCTCAGCAGATCGTCGGCATGAACGGCACGGCAGAACTCCTGCGCGACGCCGCGCGCAACCTCTCAGGCAACGTCGATCGCATAGTCCCGGATGGCCCTCAGATGTCCATCATCCAGCAACAGCAGGGGCTTATTCAGCAGCTGCAGGAACAGATCGCAGTGATGATGCAGGCAGGCGAGATGGCCACACAGGCGATAGGCGCGCCGGGCGCAGGCCCCACACAGGGCGCTAAGCCCAAGAATATGTTGCCCGATGGCTCTCAGGTAGGCGGTAGAGAGTCCAATTTTGTCTCACCTAGACCCAACGGAGTATGACGATGAAAGGTATCTCTGGAGCCCCCACGTGCGGCGCGCTGATTTTGGAGCTCTTCCACTCAAGCACCAACGCCCATATCCAGCATCTGCGCACGCGCAGCTATGCCGCGCACAAAGCATTGGGCGAGTATTACGAGAGCGTGTTGGATAAAGCAGACTCGCTGGCAGAAGCCTATCAAGGTCGGTATGGCCTGATTGAGTTCCCCAACCTGCCGTTCAAGATGGAGTCTGATTCGGTCATGATGCTGAAAGGATTGCGTCGTTATATCGACGATAACCGCATGGCTATGGTTCAGGATTCCGAGCTGCAGAACTTGTTGGATGAGGTTATAGCGCTGATCGACTCCACCCTCTACAAGCTGGAATTTTTGTCGTAGTCTGTTGACAACTTACCGACAGAGTGATAAATAGCCATTTATGAATCTTTTCTTAGGTGGAGGTTCCGACCGTAAGGCGATCGCGGCACTAGCAAGATGCCGCCAAACCGAGAACGAGGGACTTCTATTGCTCTTTAAACAATTATTGGAAGAAACAAAATCTTCGCTGATCGAGGCTGAGGGCGATCGCATTCGCCAATTGCAAGGTCGAGCGAAGGTTCTACAAGATTTTTTGGAGGCGGTCGAACAGGCCCCTTCAGTCTTGGAGCGGTTTAGATGAGAAATTGTGCTAATTGCGGAGAACATAGGTCAAACGACCAGTTCGTCAAAAAGACTGTGGCTAATCCGGATGTATGCAAGATTTGCCGCGCTCGTATATCCCGTAAGAAGTACAACTCAGCAAACCCCGGTAAACGCTATCCTTCGTATATACGTAGTGTCACTTCTTGGAAGGCACGAAATCCTGAGAAAGTGAAACAGTATAGAGAAATTTCTTATGCTAGAAATTCTAAAGCATGGAAAATTTCCGCGAGAAAAAGAGAGTTCGCTAAAAATCAGCGCACACCTCTTTGGGATAGGGAGCTTACCGATTTTGTGTTCGAGCAAGCGATAAGTTTGCGCGATAAACGCAAAATGATGTTGGGAGGTATATGGGAGATAGACCATATAATCCCACTCCAAGGCAAACTAGTTAGCGGATTGCATGTATGGAATAATCTTCGTGTTATTCCGCAAACTGAGAATCGTAGTAAGTATAATAACTACGATATTTTTTAAACAAGCAAACCATTATGTTGAACGGCACACCGTGGTAGGAGCCTGAAAACAGAGTTTGGAGCTTAGGAGGATTTTATGGCTTTGCCAAAGCAGGTTGAACTACAACTGAAGGAAATCGAAGCACTTGAGAAGCAGCTGACGGGCGATCCAGAGCCACCCACAGACCCGGCACCGGACCCAGAACCGCCAGCAGAGCCGCAAGACCCGAATCCGCAGGACCCGCCTGAACCAAAGCCTTCTGAGAGTAAGACGCCGGATGTATCGGAAGAGACGTGGCAGCACAAATACAAGACCCTACAGGGTATGTACGATGCTGAGGTGCCGAGGCTACATGCGCAAGTCAAGGAGTTGCAGAATTTTGTTGCTCAGTTGAAGCAGCAACTAGAGGCAAAGCCTGACCCGGCACCAACACAGTCTACTACGACGCCGCAGAAGACTCTCGTAACGGATGATGAAGTTGAAGCATTCGGCAAGGACTTAATTGAAGTCCAACGCAAAGTTGCACGCGAAGTCGCCATGGAATTCAGAGCAGAGTTGGACGCTCTGAAGGCTGAGAACAAAGAGTTGAAGACACAAATTCAACAAACTGGAACTCAGGTTGGCGAAGTGACCTTTGAGCAGCGCCTGTTCCAAGCAGTTCCGGACTGGCACTCTCTTAATGCTGATCCCAAGTGGATCGCGTGGCTGGATGAGTTTGATCCCATGCTACGTGCACCTCGCAGGGCTGCAGCACAAGGCGCGTACAACGCTGGTGACGCTGATGGAGTTGCGTACTACGTCAAGATGTTTAAAGACGCGAACGCTGCCCCTGTAGCAGACCCAAAGCAAGCCGAGCTTGAACGACAAGTCCAGCCGACTCGTAGCGCTACGTCACAGACGCCTGTGAGCCAGAAGGGCAAAACTTACTCTACACGCGATGTAGAGAAGATGTTCCTGAAGATCAAGGACTTGAACATTGCGCACAAATACGACGAGGCTAAAAAACTTGAAGCCGAAATCGATGCTGCGTATATGGAAGGGCGGGTCACCGCTTAAATCTGCATACAGCAGCTGAGGTTAAACCAACTTTGTTCTTAACTTTAGGAGGCCACCATGGCTGCTGTATTCCCGGCAAATGCGCCGTTTAACACCAATCCGTCGTACTCCGGCGGTTTTATCCCAACCCTCTGGTCTGGCAAACTCAATGCCAAGTTCTACCAGAACACGATGCTGGCAGAAATTGCCAACACCACGTGGGAAGGCGAACTGAAGAACCAAGGCGATACCGTGCGTATTCGTCTGGCTCCGACGATCAGCATCTCCGACTATGAAGTTGGCAACAACCTGTCCTATGAAGTCCCGACCCCGATCTACACCGACCTGCAGGTCAACAAGGGTAAGTACTTCGGCGTGCAGGTGAGCGACGTTCTGGGCTATCAGTCCGACATCGACCTGATGAACATGTTCACTGATGACGCAGCCAAACAGCTGAAGATTCAGATCGAGAACGAAGTGTTCTTCAACTCGTTTGTGACCGAAGGCCCTGCTGCTGCTAACGAAGGTGCTTCCGCCGGCGCAATCTCCGCTGCTTACAATCTGGGTACTGATACTACTCCGATCGATCAGTCGAGCGCTGCGAACGTGTTGAACGCCATCCTGCGTATGTCGTCGGTTCTGGATGAGCAGAACGTCCCCGAGACTGGCCGCTGGCTCGTCATTTCTCCTTACGACCGTCATCTGCTGATGCAGTCGAACATCGCTCAGGCGTACTTCACTGGCGACCCGCAATCGACCATCCGTTCGGGCAAGATCGGTATGTTGGACCGCTTTACGGTCTACGTGTCGAACCTGCTGCCGCGTGGCGCTGCTGGTAAAGAGCTGGTGTCTGGTCTGTCGGCTACTTCGTCTGGCGCAGCACTGGCCAACGCTAAGGCACGCCGTACGATGATCGCTGGTACCAAAGACGCAGTTGCGTTCGCAATGACTGTGAACAAGACTGAGCCTCTGCGTAACCAGACTGACTTCGGCGATATCGTCCGTGGTCTGGCTGTGTATGGCCGCAAGGTCGTTAAGCCAGAAGCACTGGTCGTTGCTCAAGTCGGCTCGGCATCGTAATTCAAGGGGCTTCGGCCCCTTGTTTTAAATCTTTTTAGGAGAAAATCATGGCAGGTTCACAATTCCCCGTCATTGTTGGCGGCGTTCAGACCGGCATCACCGCTGGTGCTACTCAAACCCAAGCTGGTGCAGCTGCCGTCACTGGCGCTGTTGCTACCGTTACCACTGTTGCTGCTGATGGCGATGGCGTCATTCTGCCTTCCAACATGTCGGCTCAGTCGCGCGTGGTGATCGCAAATCTTGATTCCGCTCAGGATATCAAGGTGTACCCCCCTGTCGGCGGCACCATCAATGGTGCTGCTGCGAATGCTGCCCTGACCGTTGGTCAGCAGCAAGTTGTAGAGTGCATCCAGATCGGTACCGATGGTCTGACTTGGGTAGCTCTGCTTGGCGCGGTGGCAACTCCCGCCTAACCCACTGACTCGGGGCTTCGGCCCCGAGTTCTAATTTAGGAGACTACATGGACGTTTACGAACTTGTTGAAAAGCTTGGTGGTGAGATTGTGCGCGGCAAAGCGCGTATCCGCCAAGGTAACGACTATATCGTGCTGGGCTTTCTGAACGGCGACAATATGGTTTTTACTGAAGAAGGTCGCCAGATGGCCGCAGAACAAGGCGGCGAAACAAAGGCCAAACGTGGTAGACCCGCCAAAGCCGCCGTTGTAGAATCTGAGCAGCAAGTTGTTGATCCTGTGTTGGCCGAAATAGAAGCTGCAGTGGCCGCAGAACAGGCAGCAGAAGAAGTCCCGTTTCCCACCGCTGAGTCTGCTTTCGAGCAGGGTCTGACCTAATGAGAAAACCATGTCCACAGTAAAAGTTGTTGATCTCATAAAACGAGCGCACACGATTCTGCTGGACGCATCTGCAGTACGCTGGACTGCGCTTGAGCTTCAGGATTGGCTAAACGATGGATATAAGGAAATTGTCGCTCTCCATCCTGACTCAAACGCGCAGACAGCCACATTCACTTGCGCTGCTGGGTACCGCCAAGACATTTCGGCCACTTATCCAGAGGCGTATCGAGTTCTTGAGATAATTTCCAACAAAGCTGCTTTGTCGAACAAGCGCCCTGTGCAGCTTGTATCTCGCAAGAGTATGGACACTGTGCGCCCCGGCTGGTACAACGATTCTCAGTCGATCAGCATTGAGAAGTATATGTACGACAAGCGGGTGCCCAAAGAGTTTCTGGTGTATCCACCTGCTACTTCCACGGCTCAGTTGGAAATTATCTACGCCACCGTGCCGGCACCACACACTTTAACTGAAGTCCAACTGATGAACCCGGCGACTTTAGAAGTTATCAGACTAGACGTTATTTACGCTAATCCGTTGCTTGACTACATGCTCTATCGGGCGTTCAGTAAGGATTCGGATCAGGCGAACAACGCAGCTCGCGCGACCGCGCATTACCAAGCAATGGTCACATCACTGAACTTCAAGGTTCAGAGCGATGAGGCTGTGTCACCGGGGACCGCATAATGGCAACCGTTCAATGGGACAAGGCCCTAGACCTTATTACTCCGGATATCCCTACGTGTCCGGAAGCTGTTATCAAGAAATACTTCCCCATAGTTGCGTCTGACTTCTTCGCGCGCACGCACTTGTGGCGCGTGTCTATGGATGGGCAGAACACCGTCATCGATCAAGCTGAGTACGACGTATCCAGTGACGCAATCGATACCGTGATCGAGTCTGTTCTATGGCTGAAAGTGGACAACAAGAATATGACCCACACGGACTCTCGTCTGGTGAACCATGAGTTTTTGAATAAGAAGGGGCAACCCACTCACTTCTGGGTTGTAAACGATACTGCGCTACGGCTCTTCTTAATACCAGATCAGGTATGGGCGATCACCGGCGAAGTGGCAGTAAAGCCTTCTCGCACCGCTAGAGGTATGCCGGACTGGGTGTACCAAACTTGGATCGACCCAATTGTCTGCGGCGTGCTGTACCGCCTCTGCAAGATGAAAGACAAAGATTGGACCGACCCAGAGTTCGCCGCCATGAACAAGAACATCTACGAACAAGCTGTTACGAATGCTCGTATTCGTGACTTGAGAAACGTGCACTTACAAGTGCGCATGAGAAGTTTCTAAGGAGTGGGCTATGTCAGCCGGATACCTTGATTTATACATCGAGCAAGGGGCTACGTATAACCAGCCTATTGTTTGGAAAGACAGCAGCGGCGTAGCTGTGAACTTGACCGGATATACCGCTCGTATGCAGGTAAGAAAAACTATTTCGGCTTCGACGGTGATAATTGCGCTTACAACTGAGAATGGTCGTATTACTTTAGGTGGGGCGAATGGCACCGTCACATTGAACATTACAGCCACAGACACCGCTGCGCTCGAACAATTTGCTGGTGTTTATGATCTTGAGTTACAAGCTTCGAATGGATTTGTCACCCGACTTCTCGAAGGACAAGTCACCGTAAGCAAAGAAGTCACGCGAGAGGTGGTGTGATGAGTCAAGTACAAGTAATCGTATCGACTGAGTCGAACATTGTTGAGGTAGTTCAGACCGGACCGTTGGGCCCCCAAGGCCCAACTGGTCCTACTGGTGCGCTTGGCCCAACCGGCCCCACTGGCGCGCAGGGCATTGCCGGTCCTACTGGTCCTACTGGTCCTACTGGTCCTACTGGTGCGCTTGGTCCAACTGGCCCTACTGGTGAACAAGGTATTGTTGGTCCTACAGGCCCCACAGGTTCCACAGGCGCAGTAGGTCCTACGGGCCCTACTGGTGAACAAGGTATCGTTGGCCCTACTGGTGCGCAAGGTGTCGCAGGC